TTACACCGCTTACAACTCTGAACTTATCCCAGATGAAGAGGCTACCAAAAAGGTAAAAACTCTTCAAGTCAAAGATAAAGCAGCCAAAGAGGACCCACGGGATTTTCCCCCCGATCACCGTTTAAATGTCAATTCCGCTACCGCACAAATGCTTGCGGATCACATTAAGGGAATTGGCCTTAAAACAGCACGCGAGATTAAAGACCTTCAGATGTCTCTGTCGGGTGAAAGATTCAATAATCTTGAACAGCTGAAGCAAATCAAGCGTGTTGATTGGGAGTCCGTACTTGCTGCTGATTTAATTCGCGTATAACTATCTCCATCAAGCCCCTGGGAAACCAGGGGTTTTTTAATCTTACAATGAAGAATAAAACGAAATAATGGCCGAACGTTCTATTCTTGATGTTGCTAGGGCGTTGAAAAAATACGCCCCAGGGGGACAAGGTTTAAATATTGGAGAACATCCCGAACTTGGCGGCGTAGGTCCTGGTCATTCACCAACGGGGTATCATTACACTGGCGAAGCAGTTGATGTCCGCGATTGGCGTCCAGATGTAGCCCCTGCTTATGTGGGAGGTAAGCCTATTCCTTGGAAACAACGGACAGGCGAGTTGTCGTGGCGTGCAAAACAGCTTGGCCTTTTCAATGAAGCCTTGGGACCTGGTGATAAAGGACATGATACACACGTGCATTTAGCACTGAAAGGAAAAAAGTTTATTACTGATCAGCAGCTAGAGTGGCTTGCGACCGGACGTTACAAAAACCCAGAAGGTAAATTAACAGATGTGATGCCTGGTGCTACGCAACAACCGCAAGTGGCAGCGGCACAGCCACAAGTGGGTACAGATTCTCGCGCTGATGACATCATTAAAGCGTTCATGTATGGCACTCAGTTGCAAGGTTCAGAATCAGAAAAACCCAAGAAAACAATACAAGACACACTCAAAGAGCAGTTGGTTGGAGGTTTAATTTCACAAGCACTCAACCCCATGGGATTCCTGGATTCCTACAGAACAAACGATCCATTACTTATGGGTCAATCCAGCGCCACATTAGATTATCTCAATGGCCTGTTTGGTTGATTACTTGCTTTTATAATTGAAAGACAACGACACGTAGAAGTGCAGTTAAGCGACTACGACAAAAGTAGAGTTCGTTACCACCTCGGTTACTTTACTGTTTCTGTTCCGGCTGGCGATTACGCCCGCCTGGAAGAAGCAATGAATACCGTGCCGGATTCGTACTTCTACGACAAGCTCGCTATTCAGTTGGGTCGTTGTGACACAGCTGAAAAGAAAACTGAAGTCGCAACTTCTCCTTCCACGCGCCTTGAAAGCATTGCTGGTGACGTTGATCGTACCATTAGATCCAGCAATGCCAAAGAAGCCTTAAAGGTTTGGGATGAGATTTATCTCTACGAAACAAACCGTTTAGCCGGCATCCTTTACGTTCCAAACTACAAGGATCCGTTCCAGGCCAGATACCGTTACGAACGCTCTGGTGCTGAATTCATCCAGGCATTACCTGGACCTGCCGACACCGCAGTTGGCTCCCGTATTTATTTACATGAGGTTTGGAGGTAATTATGGCCTGGTTTGATTTTATGAACCAAGCTAATGCACGCGGGCGAGACGCTGGCAGTATTGCACGGCAACGCCTAAATGCACGCGCAGGAATGCCCGCTCCAGGGTTGCCAGCAATTTCCACGTCTCTTGCTCGCGTGGCAGGATTCAATACGGCCGCATTGAGCCCACTGCTTGATAGTGCACATTGGGCTAAAGAACAAATGCGAAAAGCACGTTTAATTCCTGATATTTCTTCAATACAATACCGACCAGTAAGGTATCCCGAACGTAACCGTCCGGATTACTCCGGCGCTGGCGAACGAGCGCGGCGTTTTGAAGAATACAAAACAGGACGAGATATTCCCGGCGCTAATACAAATTATTCCAGTCGATTAAATAATGGAAGTTCCACTGGTTCCCCCGCAACAGAGCGTGCTTACCAACAGGAAGTTTCTCGTGTTGCCCAACTAACTGCACAGGACCCTGAGCTTCAACGTTACGAAGCCGCTCGCCAGAAAGCCGTTGCTGCAGGCCCTGGTTCTGCTGCCGAACAATCTGCAGAAGATCTTGGGATGCAGATGTGGCGCAACAAGTATCGAAGTACTCCCATGGGTCGCACGGGGGGCGCTGTAGGTGCTTTCAACCCCTTAATGCAAAGTACATTTGGGTATCAGGCAGGCATGTCTCCTAATCAAATTACACAGACAATTACCAATCCTTCCACAGTCCCGGTTGCCCCTGGGGCGGCCCCGTTCCAAATGGGTGACCTTGGCACTCGCGCAACGGGAGATACCGGTTATGATCCGGCTGCCTACGGTTTAACCCCAGACAAAATTAAGGAGATGAAGGAAAAACTTCTTCTTCAGGCTGGTAAGTAATACCCTGGCATTGCAAAGCATGTAAGCCCAGCCGACTGGACACGAATCTTTTGATTCACGGGGGCCAGTGTAGTTGCTTTAAACCCATGATTCTCTGCCCAAAATTTGTTAAACGAACCCTGACCCACCTGGCATCAACACTGGTTCTTCAAACAGTATTTATCCCTGGTCTCAGAGCAAGTTCAAATTGGGTAGGAGCCGAAAGCTAATAGTATGTCATCCACACGCGAACTAATTGATCAATGGATGCGGTCTAATCCTCAGCAGTTTGCTGGCTTAAAAAATGCCATCAAACGAGCAGAGGGTTCAGATTATAACGTCATGTTTGGCGGTGGGCGTTTTAATGACTACAGTAAACATCCGGATAAAGTCATTCGTTCAGGTGGATATTCAAGTGCGGCTGCAGGAATTGGTCAATTCATGCCAGACACTTGGGCAGGCGCACAAAAAGCCTTGGGGCTAAGTGACTTTTCTCCCCAAAACCAAGATCGTGCCCTTGCTTATTTGGCAAGAAACCGTCTGATGCCTGTTGGCGGTTTAGCCGCCCTTTCAAAACAAGGCATGAGTCCGCAAATTCAAGCAAGATTGGCTCCAGAGTGGGCGTCTTTCCCCACGATGGGAGGCGCTAGTTACTACGGGCAGCCGGTCAAAAAACAAACAGACATTCAGAAGTTTTATGAAGAAGGAATGAAACAAGTTCCTTCTACTCCTTCGCTTGCCCCGGCGACCACCGGAGCAAGTAATAAGTTGTCTGTTGAAAGCATCTTAGGGGCTGCATTTTTAGGAATGCAAAAACCAGTATTAGAACAGAGGAAAGCTACTGCCAATCAATTAGTAGCAGAAGTACTTGGTTCGATGCTTCCTAATTTGCTTAATCCTTTTGGCTTCCTTGGGTAATCGCAATGTCTCGTTTTTACAAATACTCTGACTATGATTACCTTCCAAGCGAAGCCTTGAAAGTCGGGATTGGCGATAGCTTCCTCTCAGAACCACAAGCCGAAACAGATTACCTAGCCGCTCGGAAATTTAAATTTCAACCAGCGGAAGACGGTAATCTGTTCGGTCGTTTCCTTGCATTGCAAAACAATCCCAATGCCCTGGTTGAATCCAAGATGAAATTACCTGCAAATTTCCAAGCCTTTATGGCGATGTCAGGCATGGGTGGTTGACGTTAGGTATTCTGCCTTGGCTTTACTTGTGGTTTGCCTTTTGCGTCGTGCCTTTCTTTGGAAAACGCTTTTTCCAAAGGCCAATCATTGTTGAGCCGTTTTTGCATTGATTGCGGGCTGATGCCAACTTCTTTTGCCCAATCGGCAATGCATTGAGTTTTCCCGTTAAACGTGTAAAGACGTGTTGCACGTTTTCCGCCACGGTTGCGAGTCTGTTCTTTATGCGTGGCCCAGCGGCAATTTTCTTTACAATAGTTTTTGTCATTGTCTATTCTTTCTAACTCCATTTCAGGGCTTGGCTTTGGCCCCATGTCAGTAAGAAAATTTGTATAAATTTCCCATGATGGATCATACGTAATACCACGGCCTCCATAGCGGGCATAAGAGCCATGGTTTAAATTATTGCAACGAGACTTCATTGCGTTCCACGAGCAATATTCCGAGTCTTGATTTTTGTACCCACCGTGCTTGTAGCTGCCACAGCCTTTAGAACAAAAAACATAACCACGTTGCCTTACCCGAGCCCGGCACGTAGCCCCAGCCATGCCAGAACGTTCAAAAATTTTGCCACAATTCTTGCAAGTAAAAACAGTTTGGACCATTAGAATAAAGGGAGTTTCTCGGGGACCCTATCAATATAACAGAGATAGGGTGTTAAGTCTACTTTGAGCTCGACATCTACAAACAAGCAGCCACTGTTGGTTGATAGGCCCTTATTTGATTCGGTGCGTGTTACAACGCAAACCGTTGGTAGTGCAGCAAGCAATACTTTGTTTGTACAAGGTGGTCAAGCGCCTTCCATTCTGGTGGACATGGATGCGTCACTGAGCGAAGACAATAACAGTGGCGGTGTCATTGATTCCATCACGATTACGCGTAACGATTTTTATCGCGGCCCCGACTATACAGTAAATTCCACAACGTCAGGAACACCAGTCTCCCTGGTTAGCGGACAGATTGTTTTTGTATCCGCCACAGGTTCCCTCACTGGTGCCGGTGCACCATACAGCGGTTATGGCTATTACACATACACTGGTTCTGGCACGCTGACAGGCGTCAACAGTGCATTGAATTATTCGGGCGGCACTACGTCTGGCTTCTTGTACAACGGTATTGCATACGGGAATCAACCCGCTGCTACCTTTGTCTTTTACCAGACACGTGGCACAACCACGCCAATCCCTGGCTCTGGTGACTACAAAGTTTTATTCGCCAAAACAATCCCCGCAAACAGCGGTGTGGTTGACTGTTCGGATGTGATGCCACAACTGGCAGTTCCCAGTGTGAGTGCAGGTAACACCAACGGCCTTGGTACTACAGCTCCACTACGTAACAAAGGAATTTACCTTGAGCGTGGCGATCGTGTTTACGTTGGCGTGTTCCCGGATGGTCCCAATAGTTCTGGTTACATCCCAGGTGTGCACGTTGCTGCGCAAGGCGGCTTCTTCTAATCAATGCCAAAAAAATTTGGTGGTTCGTTTGACGGTTTCAGCAAGCAACGAGCTTTTGAACCGCCAAAAGTAAAACCAATTACAACAGAGTTTTCACAGGGCAGCGTCCCAAACTCTTTTGCGGCTCTCGATCGGGAGTCGTCTTGGGCACGTTGGCGCCGTGGCTACGAGCTGGCCACAGCATCGGTAACGGACACGTCATACGAATATCCATTCTTATACCAAGTACCGATCCCACAAGGAGCAACATCAACCCCTGGGTCTAACCCACCAGTATTGCCTGGTATCTTCAAAGGTTTCCCAACAGTCAACAAAGAGTTTGGGATGCACTGGTCCGGGATCCGGGTCGCAGGAAGTCTTCGGTTTGATAACATACGCAACACTCGCGTTACCAATCCGTTCTATTGGCATGCCGCGCAATTCAACAACTATGAAAACATTGGTCAGTGGTTTGATCCGCAATTTTACATAACCACAAGAACTGCTTCGATTGCTTCCGTAACGGAAGATGATGAGTATTGGTACGTCCAGTTGGCTGGTGATTGGAGTACACAAAATCCATTACCACCTCCGCTATACGTTGCACTCCCAGGAGTACCAGGGGGACTCAAGGCAATTAACGGTGAGATCTTAGAGGATCGAATTATCACTCAGAATGGTGTGCCGATTACCAGGGATACGATTGATCCGTTAACACAGAAGCGCTACGGATACGTTCAAGCCATCCTGGTAGACACCAACCCATTCACGGGTGTATTGACACTTCGCAAGCGTGGTTCCGTTGAGGCAACCCCAGATCGAGCACTGGTTACTCCTGCTACCAGGCCGCCAAACGTGGGGCGTTTCTTCATGACGGGTACGCGTTACTGCTGTTCTTGCCAAGATTTCACAAGGCGAGATTATGCATTCATGATGAATCTAAAAGATTCCAACCGTAGATGTTTCCCCAGGAATAGCATCGGCAACGTGAAGCCTGGTCGCAAGGAAATCATTACGCTCAATGGTCTCGTCAACAATAATGCAATGACACCAGGTAATGTCAATCGTGGAATGCAGATTGTTGCCCCTGCACCAGAATATAATGTTCCACCAACCATCACACCAAACTCATCAGTAGTAGAAGGTACGACCAGGGACAGTCCTGGCTTGTTTACAGACTTTGGCTCTGTTTACTTAAGGGGTACAGACCCAGCATTACCTGGCGCAAAATCAGACGGCTTGCCGACTTACGCTGACTACTCCACGGTAGGAAATGAGTTGGTATCCTTGACGGATACATGGACCCCAGTCTTAGATGAATTTCGGTATTGCAAACATGTTTACGCAATGCGCTTTAAGGAGGGCGTATTCCCGCCCGAGCCGTCAGATGTTCCAATAAGCAACGGCAGTTTAGTTGAATGGGAACAACAACTTGTAGACACAAATGAAAAAAACCAAGAAAGAATCAGTGTCGAACTAGCCAGGCACGCCGTTTCTTACATGGACGTTCCACCGTATAACTGCCAGGCACCAATGATGATGCCAATGATGCAGAAACTGTTTAACGTACCGTCGACCTTTATTCGCATGCAAGGCTTCTCAATGTTTGACAAGGAAGGAAATCTGTACATTCCTTCTCAAGGCGGCATGCCCGCAACTTAAGCAAATAGATTAAAATAGATTATTACGGTAGGTAGGCTGAAATGTTACTGCTGACTTCCACGTCGGATGCTGTTCGTATTGTTACTTCGGCGGCAACGAATGTTGAAGTTCATGCTGCGTTTGCAGATAACAACAGCGGTAATGTGTCCGCCGGTAGACTTGACACCAATATCACAACTGCCACAACAACTACAATTGTCACTGGTCCCACAACCTCTACTATTCAGCGCAACTTAAGAACCTGTTATATCAAGAATGATGATCCAACTTTAAGCAACAGTATTACCATCAATCACACTGATGGTGCACTAACAACCACGGTGTGGACCGGTTTGCTTCTCGCTGGCGAATCTGTGGTCCTCAATGAGAACGCAGATTGGGTTGTATACGATTCCGCCGGTCTGGCGAAGGTCTATACAATGATTGGCCCGACAGGTCCCACTGGCCCTAGTGGCGGACCCACCGGCCCCACTGGTCCCTCTGGTACTACAGGCCCCACGGGTCCAAGTGGCCCTACGGGTGCGAGCGGTGTACAAGGCGTCACTGGTCCCCAAGGCGCAACTGGTATTCAAGGTATTACCGGTCCCACAGGCGCAGCTGGTCCTACAGGTGTCACTGGAGTTACCGGCGCTACAGGCCCCATTGGTATCACAGGTGCCACAGGTATTCAAGGTGTAACAGGCGTAGATGGACCCACTGGCCCCACCGGTGCCACAGGTATTGACGGCCCTACTGGTGCCACTGGTGTTCAAGGTATTACTGGTCCAACAGGTGCCACTGGCATACAAGGTCCCACTGGTATCCAAGGAGTTACTGGAGTAACGGGCGCAACAGGCATTGCGGGGCCCACTGGCGTCACAGGTGCTACCGGAGTTCAGGGCATAACTGGTCCCACGGGTGCTACCGGCGTTGCAGGAGTTACCGGTGCCACTGGTACGCAAGGCGCTACAGGAGCCACTGGAGCCACTGGCGTAGAAGGTGCCACAGGCGTTGTTGGTATCACAGGTGCAACCGGCATACAAGGCGTTACAGGAGCCACTGGTGCCACGGGTGTACAGGGTTCCACTGGCGCCACAGGCGTACAAGGTGCCACGGGTGTCGGCGCTACAGGTGTTGCCGGTCCCACTGGTGCCACAGGACCACAGGGTTTTTCTTCTAGCCTCTTTAAGTATTCCGCAAAGACAACAATTACAAGCGGAGATCCAGGTGCAGGTTTTGTAATTTGGAACAACGCAACACAAGCAAGTGCAACGCAAATCAATGTTAGCCATTTAACAAGCGATGCGATTGATATCGATATCTTTCTTGCTCAAGTTTTCAATACAGAAATTATTACAATCCAGGACCAAGGGTCCAGCTCTAATTACCAAACATGGAAAGTTAACGGCACCCCAACGAACGTTAATCCTGGCACGTCAACCAGCTACTGGACATATCCGGCAACTTTAGTTGCATCCGGTGGTACAGGCTCGACAAACTTTGCGAACAACCTAGCTGTATTTTTAGCGTTGGTTAGTGGACCTCAGGGTTCCACGGGACCAACTGGTGCCACAGGTGTAGGAATAACCGGCGCTACAGGAGTTGTTGGAATTACGGGAGCAACAGGTGTTCAAGGTGCCACGGGCGTTGAAGGTGCTACTGGTGTAACAGGTGTTACCGGCGCAACTGGCGTACAAGGTGCAACGGGTGTCATTGGAATCACCGGTGCCACAGGTGTTCAGGGCGTAACAGGTGCCACTGGAATCACGGGACCAACAGGTGCCACTGGTGTGGGAATCACCGGACCAACAGGTGCCACAGGCGTTATTGGCCCCACTGGTGTTACGGGTGCCACAGGAGTGATAGGTATTACAGGAGCTACTGGCGTAATAGGTGTATCAGGTGCAACAGGGGCTACCGGCCCTGCAGGCGTAACAAAATATGGTGATATTCTTGCTCTTCAATACGGCGCAGCAGTGCCCTAACATTTACTTTTACCCGCCATGCCCGCTAACACTTCGCCCATCTGGACGTTAACCCCAAACGTCAGTCATGCCGACATCTTGACTACAGCCGTAAACGTGAATACCACGGCCCCTGGTACAGTAGGGACCAACTGTTTCGTAGCATTTACATCTGGCGTAAACGGCTCTTACGTGCAAAAATTCCGCTTTTCATTCGTTTCAACTACAAGTGTTATTAGCTCTGTTGCCACTACACTGCAAGTGTACTCATCCACTGTCAATACTGGTGCCACAACAACAGCCAACACCGACTTGCTTGCGATAGTTCAGGCTCCAGCGCAAACTGTCTCGGCAGTAACAACTGCGCCCTACCAAATCGAGATTCCGTTTAGCTTTGCAATTCCAGCTAACAGGTTCCTACTCGTGGCGCAATCCGTTGCTCAAAACACCAACGCCAACTGGCAGGGATTGGCGATTGGAGGTGACTACTGATGCTTAACGTATTCAGCGTTCCAAAGCCGCAAAACGGTTTTGTCGACGTATTCCCAGGTTTTGCAAACGCCAACACACAGTGGGTGCCCTGGGAGAAACCGGCAGGTATTGCCATGGTTCGCATCGTCTGCATCGGTGGCGGTGCGGGTGGTGGCAGTGGTTTTCCTGCGGCTACCGGTAACCGTGGCGGTGGCGGCGGCGGTGGTAGCGGTGGCATTACCACAGTAGAAATCCCGGCTCCTTTATTGCCAGACATCCTGTACGTCTCAGCAGGTATTGGTGGTAACGGTGCTGCTTCTTCAACTACTGTCGGTCTCCTTGGAACTGCTGGAGTTGCTTCGTTTGTTTCAATTGCTCAATCCACCGCAGCTATTTACACCGTTTGTTTTGCCAACGCAGGTGCTGCAGGTACAACTGCGGCTTCGGCTACGGTTGTCGGTAACGCTGGTAACGCAGGTGCTGTGGCAACAGTTGCTGCCGCTCTGCTTGCCGGATTAGGTACTTTCGTTGCTTACGCTGGACAGGGCGGTGCTGCTGGTGGTGCAGTCGCTAACGGTGCAGGGGGAAGCATCACATACCCAACGACCGGACTACTTCTCTCTGGTGGGGCAGGCGGCGGCGGCGGTTCAACTGGCGCGGGAGGCAACATCACGGCACCAGCGTCTCAGACCGCTGTCTTGAACCTATTTCCAACGCTGACTGGTGGTGCGGCAGGCGCAACGGCTGGCAACGGCTCTGGAGGCCACCGTCGCCAAACTCCCCTACTTTCTACCGGTGGGTCTGGTGGTGGCTGCAACAGCGGCAACGCACTTGGCGGCCGCGGAGGTGACGGCGGCGTCGGTTCCGGTGGAGGAGGCGGTGGTGCTGGTGGTACCACAGGTGGAAGTGGCGCTGGTGGAAATGGTGGCGCAGGCCTAGTTCTAATCTATTCTTGGTAGACGGGATACAATTAATTCCTACACCGTAATAGTGTTTGTTGACAATGGCAAAACCTCGCCTGCATCTGATTGGGATCTTTCACACACAGGCAACCAGTCAATACTCTCACTGTGCATTTACTGGTAAGGCTTTGCGTTTTCCCAAGATGATGCAGGCGTATGGCTATGACGTGATTGAGTACAGCAACGAGGGAAGTGAAGCTGGCGCAACAGAGCACGTACCAATCCTGACCGAGAAAGAATTCAAGAAGTTTTACGGTGATCGGAAGAAAACCGACTTCCATGGCAACGATGCAACCATTGGCAGCGAAGGGCATCAAGCATTTGAAGAACGTTTGATTGTCGAGATGCGTAAACGCCTGGAGCCACGTGACATTATTTGTCATCCCTTCGGGCACGCCCATCAAATTCTCATGGAGAAGTTCCCCACTCATCACCATGTAGAAACGGGGATTGGGTATCCGACTTTGATGCCGAACAGTTTTCGGATATTTGAGTCGTACGCCTGGATGCATTACCACCAGGGACAAGAAAAAAGGCAAGGCAAAAACTATGAATGGGTTGTGCCTAATTACTTTGAATTGTCTGATTGGGATCCTTGTTATGAAGAAGGAGAATATCTTGCATTCCTTGGGCGCATCTGTTCGGTCAAAGGGATGGACACCATTAAGGAGTTGGCAAGCCACAGTCCATGGCCAATTGTAATCCACGGTCAAGGTGATCCAACCCCCTGGAGCCATCCGAACATTAAGTACGGCGGTCCGTTGGTAGGTCGTGAGCGGTCTGATTTCTTAGGTAAAGCACGTGCAGCTTTGATGCCAACTAATTTCACTGAGCCATTCGGCGGCAGTGGTGTAGAAGCAATGTTGTGCGGCACTCCGTTAATTGCAGTTGATTACGGAGCATTTACTGAAACCATTATCGAAGGTTGCACAGGTTTTCGCTGCCATACTCTCCAAGATTGGATTGACGCTATCCACGCAGCAGGTGACCTCGATCGTGAAGTAGTTGCCGCCACTGCCAGGTCCCGTTACAGCCTGGAAACCTGTGGGGCAAAATATGACAAGATCTTTAAAACAATTGATGCTCTTCACCACGCGGGTTGGTATCAGTTACGAGAGCCGTCCAGGATTGACTACAATCACCTTGATGCCGAAGAACGTCCATTCGCAAAGCGACTCACAAGTTGGATTGGGGAGAATCTTCATCCCACACATGTACTAGATCTTGGTTGCGGGCCAGGTACTTATGTTGATTGCTTTACTGACCTTGGAATTGATTGCATTGGTTACGACACTGATTTGCGTGTCGAGAATCAAGATCGCCTTCTTTGCAAGAGTCTTTTTGATCTTGAGCATTCTGCACCTGTCGTCTTATGTATGGAAGTGGCAGAGCACATTGATGGGTCTGAGAATCAGCGGATTGTTGACACAATGCATCAAGCATTGGAACCTGGCGGCGTGTTAATTTGGACTGCCGCTAAACCAGGCCAAGGTGGCGTTGGTCACATTAACTGTCAAACCAAAGACTATTGGGAACTACTACTTGAAGATACAGGGTTGATTCGTGACCAGGAAATTGAAGCCCAGTTAATTTCCTTTATTGAGAAGGGTTATCATATGGGTTGGTTCCTTCAAAACCTTTTGGTGTTTCGTAAGCCATGACCAACACACCAGGCTTTGGCGATGTTGTTGACTCCACTAAAGCTCCAAGTGAAGAACAACTCACACGCCGTCAATATGGATTCAGCTCCGTTTATTACGACGGATCTCCCACTGTTTACAAAACTGGAGATGTAGTCAACTTGCCCTACGAGGCAAATGAACTATCCTCCATGGAATCACTTGGTCTTGCTTGGGCAGCATACGCAGAAGGCATACTGCCCGAAGACTGATACCTTAGGCTGCCGTAGCAGCAACCTCCAGTTTGCGAAGTTGCTTGCGTACTGCTGCTACGTTCCAGCGATAGGTGTCGCGTGAACGTGTATCAGAAAAGGCAGCGTAGTGGGGGCCAAGCTTCAGTGTGCCGTCATCGCGGTACTTGAAGAGAGTTTTTTTATCAATGCCGAGAAGTTCTTCGGCTTGTTGGACCGTGACCCAACCTGGATGCTTAGCCATAAAAAGGCATGTGCTTGCCTCTGTACGTTATGGGTCTCAAGCAGATCGTCAATGGATTTAAGCAAGATTTCATCTCTTTGTTTACATTGGTCTACATGTCCTGAAATTAGAATAAGTTAACGGCAACCGAAGAGCATGTTCAACTGTGAGCAGGAACCCCTTTCCCTTCTCCTTGAATTAACTCCTAAATTGGCCAAGAAACGTTACCGTCAATCCATATACGATGCGTGGGACCACAAGTGTGGTTATTGCGAGGACCAAGCTACATCCTTGGATCACATTGTCCCAAGGTTTCGTTCTGGTTCCAGTAATCGGAACAACCTTCTGCCTTGCTGCAAAAGATGTAATGCAAACAAAGCCAGTTCAAAAATGGAAGAATGGTATCCACAACAGACGTACTACACCGAAGTAAGGATGAACAGGATTGAGGCCTGGATACACCAAGAAATTATCGACCTGTTTACTTATAATATTGAGACGGTACCAGATACATTTGCTGCTGGATAATGGCATTAACTTACGATCCAACAAACAAAAAGTGGAAACTGGCGCAGGAAAGAACAGACTACCCTACAAATTACCAAACAAACTTAGAAACATCAAACACGATTAATCTTTGGGTAAGATACGAAACCGGATACGAGGCAACTACTCAAGGGGACAATGTCGAGTATGTGCCGGTAAGACGGGTAGCAGATAGAGCGGCAAGCGCTTCGTCTCCGGGAGAAGATTGGTCTTTTGTGAACTCTATACCAAGGGATTCCTTTGATGATTTTACTATTGCAGATGCGCTGCAAAACGGCGGATTGAGCCCAGGGGGAGATGACATATACGATCTTTTGGACAAAGCAACAAATACAGCAATTACTTACAGAAACAATGAGCAGTCAAACAATCTAAACACCCAAAGAAACCAAGCGAATACAGCTTTAAACACTGAGAACATAAACAAAAACAACGCCTACAACACCGTCCTTGCAACAGCTAATTCAACTCAAGGGGGAGACTACGTTACGCAAAGGGAACTCATTAGGAAAATTCAAGGTATTGACGACAATGTTAAATCACGGCTAGAGGGTTATTTCAAAGATTTTTATTCAACCGAAAAGCTAAAGAGGTGGACACCACAAGATGAAAAACTTGCAGAACCTTTGTACGGGACTTTTGATGCAGAGTACTACAAATCAATCAGTCCAGACGCAGAACAAAAATGGAAAGAGGCTGTTGCAAATGATGACATAGATATTACCGAACAGTACTCCGAGCCCCTTTATTACCAACAACATTACACGCTACAAGGGAGGCCCGCTGGTCGCCGTGGTAACGCTGCAGAGCAAACGACGTTTGCTAATCAATACATTGAAAAAAAAGCCACGGATGCTCAAATTCAATTGGCACGTGACTTCCAATTAGGTATTGACGATTACGAAACACAAGCTAAACGCATCTTAAAAATTCCTCAAGTCTCTGCTGAATGGGACAAAGCAAAAACAGGCGACGAATACTGGACAGCTCTTGCAAAAGAAAAATCTCTGGACCTTCAAAAACCTGATGAATTTGTAGCGTTGTTCCGTTTGTCCGAGCGGCCGGAAGATAAGCAAGTGAGTTTTACCAACAATCTAAACGCTGGGTACGGTATTACAGAATTAGAAGATGTAATCAACCAGGCTGTAGGCGAAAAAGCAATCGTATTTGAAAAGAAATTTGGCGCCCTGACTCAAAACGTCCTGAAGGACACCATTGAGCAAATGAAAAAAGCCAAAGCAAAAGAACAAGAAACTGCGTTCATGCAAGGTTTCTCCTCCTTTGGAGAAATCATGAATATCAACAAGGAACTTAGCAACAGCATCCTTGGTGATTCTGGGGTTGGCGGCATTCTATCCTTTACGTCAGGCAACAAATCTCAGGAATCCCTGGAAAAAAGCCTTCAAAAAATATCTGGTATCAACAACAGTGTCACTTACAATTGGCAACAATGGTTTGACAAAACATTAAAGGAAAAATACAAAGAGGATATTGAACTTGGCTATAGTACAGCAGAAGCTAAAGACACAATCAAAATTGAGTCTCAGTTTGCAAGAGACTTTATTGATCAATACTTAACACCACGTTTTAATACGGCACGCTCTATTAGCGAATTTGTCGAATACTTGGATGTAAGAAAAGAAGAGCAAAATCCTTTCCAAACGGAAAGTATGCTTACCGCCGTGAACAACTTGGCAGCAGCACGATCAAAGTTGTTTTTGGACCAAGTGCAAAATATTCAAGATCGCAAGTTTGATCCTGACTTTTATTTTGCACCCCAAGGGGTTCAAGTTAAGTCCGACAAATATGCAAAACAAACGCAAACCGTTGCCGAAGATTGGGAAAAGGCCAAAGCAGGAGACAAATACTGGGCCGAGCAAGCTTATCGTTTTGGTATTGATCTAAACGACAAGAAAGCATTTGCTCGTATGCACTTTGAAGTAAAGGGCCAAGGTTTAGGATATGATGCCGCAGAAGACATATTGACTAAAGACAAAGTAAGCGAACAGATCTACAACAAAATTTTGCCAGAATTAAACAAGGAAGTTTTAGACCAAAAAACCACTTTTGGTTTATTCCAAACACCAGAAGAATTCAGCAGCAAAATGCTGGAAGGACTGGATCCTAATGACAAAACAACGTGGCAAAAAGCACTGAAAGCCGCTGGCGTACAGGATTTCCAGGGAACTTTAGACGAGTTCAAAGATCTTGTTTCTGAAACATTGCGCACAGGATCTGCGCAAAAAATTAGACAACAAATCAAATACTTGAATGAAAAAGGCAAGAAACCAACACAGGAAATTTTGGGGGTTGAGTACATTGAAAGGCCTGAAGATTACACCACGGATGACATTAAAACAGAAACTGAAATGTACCGAGTATTTCGGCAAGCTGGTTACAAAGGTACGGAAGATGATTTTTACACTGATGTGTTTCCAGATACAAACAGAAGCGAGCAGAAGTTTCTTGACAAAGCTGGTACAGGCAGCGCCCTTCAGTTGAAAAAACTTGACCTTCGCGACCCATATGCAGCCTTTGGTACTGTTGGAGGTTTATTTGACAACGAAGATACCTATGCAACAAGCAGTAAAGATAAAGAAGAAAGAGGCATGTTTAGCTTAGGATTGGATGATGAAGAAACAGATTACAAATCAAAGACAGGTAGCCAAATCTTGGGTGAATTTACATCAATGTTTAAAGGATTCTGATGTCTGACAAACGCAAAAAAGCTGCTGGTGCTGCCAAGTTGGCAAAAGATAAAATGGCCTGCAACAAACCGCAGCGCACTCCAGGTCATGCCACAAAGTCTCATGTTGTAAAAGCATGTAAAGACGGCGAAGAAAAAATCATCAGGTTTGGACAGCAAGGAGTTGAAGGCGCAGGTAAAAACCCAACTTCAGAAAAGGACAAGGCACGTCGCAAGTCTTATTACGCACGTCACAATGCACAAGATTCAAGTCCCGACAAAATGTCTGCACGCTACTGGAGCCACCGTGTAAAATGGTGAGCACCACATTGGTTTCTCATGGCCAAACCCAAGTCCAGCTCAGTCTCCAAAATTGAATCTAGGCCCAAGCGTACCAAACAGGGGCAGGGGTTGAATTCAAAACCTAATCACGGACGCAAACAAACACGCGGCCAAGGTAAGTAAATTGTGTATGATTGGGAGTAACTAATGTTACTCCTATGTCGGATCTTTCCGCTGCGCTTAATCTGATCAGGAAATACGAAGGTTTTAACGAACAAGCTTTCGCAGATCCTCACACAGGGAAAGATCCGTACACCATTGGTTACGGCACACAGTTTTACCCTGACGGTTCTCCTGTCAAACGTGGTCAACGTTGCAGTCCACAAAAAGCACTGGAGTTGTTATTCCACGAAACAAATATCATTGACACCCAGCTGCTAAAGCAAAACCTGGGCCTTGATGACGGCATGCGCCAAGCCTTGATTTCTTTCATTCACTCCATCGGCTGGGAACCCTTTCTTTACAGCGCCATTATCGATTGCATTGAACACGAAGATTACTGCGGTGCCACGCGGGAAATGGGCCGGTGGATCTTCAATGCTGATCATCAAGTCGTTGGTAATCTCCTGGATCGACGCCGAGAAGAAATCAACCTGTTCCTCCAAGGAGTTGATGCAAATCCCTGGGCCTCTACCGAAGTATTGTTGACGGCATTCCGCAATTACACCGCAGCACCTCATCAGGTGAAAGCAGTACGACGCTTGGAAGAACTCATGAGTCCATACATCCTGGCAGAGTTTGGAAACAACTTCCGGATTGATGAAAACCCTTGGTTTGATTTTAACGACCAAGAAGCAGATCTTCTGTCCGCCAGCTAGCATTAGAATAATTGCAACACGCAAATGAAGGCTGGAATGGAGAGATCAGTCGAGCCCAGGGAATTTGAACTCCCGTTGGAATTGCAGTTCTCCATGCGCAAGGCAGAACTTGCAGCGCAAGAGATGACATGGGATGAATTGCTGTACGCACTTCTGAACCTCTACCACCAGCGGCTGATGGAGTGGTATGCCATCAAAGATATCCTCGCAGCAGAAAACATCTCGATTGACTTCGACATTCCCACCGACTTGGAATTAGCAGAACTCGCCGCCGCTTGTATTGGCGACGACGAGGATGACGAAGACGAAGATGAGCTTCAACCGTTTTGAGCTTCGTCCAAATCAATAAGGCGGTTGAGGTACCACTGTGCCTTCTTCAGTGATTCTGTCCCGCCTTTATGCTTCTCACGCCAGATATACTTCATGCAGTTGGCCTTGCAGAAACCACGGAATTCTTCGGTGGTTAAAGCTGTCTCAATGGCTTCAATGCACTCAATGCCGCCGTAGTGAGAAGGATGATTAACCACATCCTCCTGGAGCACCGATGCCTTTTCTTTCGTTAGCCAGGGCACAGGACAAATGCCGTCCTTGCAGCCAGAATCGTCTGTTACCGGCTCAAACCACGACGCTTGCGTGACTGCTCCAGCATCTCCTCGCTGGGCCCCTCCAGGTCCAGCACTAACGCCCTGGGCTTGGGTGATGCCCCCATCTGCAGACCCTCCTCCATTGACGGAATATACCCCGTCGTTCCAGGCCGTTGCCCCTCGAGATTCAGTGGATTCCTTTCCCGCCCCTGTTGACATGCGACCAAGCCTCGGTTGTACATATCCATTAATGGTACATCATTCGCTTCATTGTCGAGCGGTGCACCAAAATCTTCTTCGCTGAGGCAGCGGCACTTTACTTCGTCTTGAATGAAGCTATCTAAGAAACCTGCGACGCCATGCATGGCGAATACCCTGGTTGATTTATTGCTTCTACAATGATACTATGGCAAAATTCTTTGACCCCAATTACGATCCAACGGCTGACGCTGGTACGTCAGGGGCTGAGGTTACTGACCTTAATCCTGAACAGGCGTACGATACAGATTTACGTCGTTTCCCATCAGAAGAAAGACAAGCTGTTGAATCGTTAAACGATAATCAAGACCGCGTTGGTAAGTTCTTTAGGGCAGCCAAAACCGCTGGGGCATACCGACAAAGAGCAGGTATTGCTGAACCGACCATCCGAGGTAAAACCCCAAGAACAGAAGCAACAATGGACGGTGTTGCACTGCCAAGTATGGGGGACACAATCGGACGAGCCGGAAGTACCGGCTACGCCCGTAAACCTGGATCAAGCTTTGGTAAGCAATACTAAACCTGGGAGAACACAACGTTCTTTGGTTGGTCTTGATACTTACCTTTCCGGTCCTGGTAAGTAACTTCACAATGGCTACCAGTGTGGAACAACAGCTGAGTAATTCCCTCGTTCGCATAAATGCGATTGAACAAACCAGTGCAGTTACTGATTTCAAGCGTAAGGTAACCCTCCCATCCTGCTTCGGCAGGCGTGATGTTTACCATAATCCCTGACCGCGCATATGTAGATTTACCAACAGCTACAACACTAATGTTGCTAGGGAGCCTCAGACGTTCATGCGCTACGCCAAGGCAATAGCCGTACGGCGGCAGCAAGAAGTATTGGCCACGTTCGTCTTCCCGCAGATCCGCTGGCTTCAAAATATCGGGATCAAAATTCTTGGGGTCACAATCCCCGGCTTGTACACGGCCAAAAATCAGGCACTGACTAGGTGATAAGCGAATGTCATATCCGTACGAACTGAGGCCGTAACTGAGAAGTTTCCGTCCATTCTCCTTGCTTACCAAATGATCCACAAATGGATCAATCATCCCATGTTCAAGGGCCTGCTCACGAATTTCCCAGTCGGCAAGGATGCTCATAATTCCTTTTAATCCTTTTCACTCTAGAGAAATTAACAGAGAATGTGCCCCCTTGGTTCGTAAATATCCTTAAAACGTTCGATTGCTTTCCCCGTATCTTCCATGGGAGGCAGGTACACCAATAGTGAGGTGCACGTTTTATGCACGCCAACACCTGTGCTCTTGCGAACTGTTAACGTTGGTGGCGTCCGCAAGATGCAGATGGGAAAATCAAAGATCTTAAACTCGTAACGAATCATGTCCGGGCAGTTGGTAAAGTACAAGCCCTGACTTACTTCTCTTGCTAACCAGCTGCGGTACAGCTTTCGGAACCACACCGCATGTGACGATGTCAAAGTTGGAGAAGAAGACCGTGTCATCTTCCAGCGTTCATTCTTCTTGTCCCAGAAGTATGCGCCACTGGGAGGAAAGACGTAAACCTTGCCGTACCACGTTTGGCAGTTCAATCCATCGTCAGATGGAGTGAAATACTTCTTGGCATCGACGTATTCATTTGCAAAATCTGAGCTGGCAACATCAAGATCAATACCCTCCATCAGGGCGTGCGCTGCTGAAACCAGGTCAGAACTTGTGATTAACTCACGATCTTCTGCGTGAGCCTTGATGTTTTCAATTGCCATCAGTCTTCCGATACTTTGTTGTAGTCGATTTCCAAGTAACGCATGCCCGCTGCATCATTGATGATGTAACCAGCTTTTTCCGTTGGATTAATTTTCTGTGCAGCACTGAGGATACGCCTGAATGTCTCAGCTAAATCCCCATCATTACCGCGTTCACACTCCTCTTGCGCTGAGTGCATCTCCTTTAGCGTCATGAAGAACATCGAACGGTCGGAATTGTCAGGTTGAAACACCATCACCCCTGGACCTTCATGCTCCCACATTTTGCAATAATGCTGCCCCATGTCACCAAGGATCAACTTGATAGTGGCATCAAGCATCTTGGCTTTCGTTTGATCAAGCTCAGGACCGATCACCGATGCGATCAACTTTTCACGACGGCTCATTTTTGATCAACCCCTGCTTGATTAATGCTTCCAGTAGTTTATTGGTTGGTTTGTACAAGACAACCATCTTGCCCAGGATACCGCGTTTTTTTACGAGGCGTCCAGTATCGTCCTTCAGTTTTTCAAATTCTCCTGAACGGATCAGATATTCTGCCACACAACGTAGCCGTCGTTTAAGTGGCAATTCGGCTTGCGGGAATTTGCCGCAGATTGTATCAGGTGTTAAGTCCTGGAACGCAAGACGCAAACGATTGGCAAGTGTCATACCAAAGTTCGCATCCTCTTCTTCATAATTTTTTAAGTTTTCCAGGTATCTTTGCAGGCACCCGTCATCGAAAGATCCTTCGGGTGGCAAGAACATTTCCACTTGATCCGCAAGTGATGCTGGCAATACTTCCCTGTAATTGACCAGGGTTACAACCTCAGTTTCAATCCCGTGAAATCTGTGCGGCATTATACGAGACGATCGGGGTTAGTTGTTTTATATTTGGTCGACCGTGCACCGGTGTTGCCAATAAAATCCCAGAGATCACTTTGGCGATTCTTGCAGAATGCGTGAATCATCTGGTTCCATGGGATACGAATAACCGCTTTGCGATTGGGATCTGGCGAAATATTGACGTAGTGAACACCTTCTACCCAACCCTTGTCAGGAGTCTTACGTCCAATAGAAATCCAATTTCTGATCGTTTGATCGGATACGCCCAACCGCTTGGCACACTCCTCAGTTGATACGTATTCATCTGCGTAAATCTGGGGATTCAAGATATTTGTTTCATCTTCTCCGTAACGACTGTGCCACATTGACGAAAGGATGTTGCGAATACCCTTGAGTTCGGTGGCAATATCCTCCAAACCTTTTCGTAAGCCGTAGTTCATAGCGACAAATCCTCTCTATAGATGCTAGTGTGTGTGAAAAGGTTTTGCATCATGGAAGAACAAATTCCCCCTAGTCAGTTTCCGGGTCAGCCCACTGGTCAGGACTATTTCATGAATGAGATCAGCCCTGAAAATCTTGCAGCAATGAAAGCAAGAGCAAAAGAACTAGCCATCCAACAAGCCTTGGCCCAGCAAGCGAGCTTTCAACAGCAACCGCCGCAGGTGATGTATGTTCGGCGCAACCTTACCGTTGCAGAATTACTGGTTGTATTCCTCATTTCCTGTGGAATTGTAACAGGAATCCAATTTGTTTGGCACGGTGTTTCCAACCTGCTGCCCAGGATTGAGGTAAGGGTTAAGTGAGCAAAGAGAACTATAATTAGGTATAATACTGCGCAGTATAAGTAGGTGGCCACCAATAGAAGGATCAGCGAGTTTCCGTCGATTGACGGCACCGCGATTGTTGATGAAGACCTCATGACGCTGGTCCACGTTTTTGAAGTGGACCCCGTACTGCGCAACAAAAAAATTACCTTCAGTCAGTTCCGTACCTACCTAGATCAATACTATGCAAACGTCACTGGCGAAACAATCAGTGGCAATGTTGTAATTCAAGGTGGTTTAACCGTTAGTGGTACAACAACCCTGAGCACAGTAACAAGCTCAGGCCTTGGAACATTTAGCGGCGTTATCGTCCAGAACAATTTAAATGTCAGCGGCACTACCAGTGGAACAACCTTCACTGGCTCCATGGCAAACTTTGTGTCCGGACGATTTACGGACAGAGTATCTGGCGCCACAATCACCGGCAATAACATCCAAGCAACCACAGGTAACTATCAGTCCCTTACTGGTGTAACCGGTGTCTTCACAACCAGTCTCTCTGGTGCAACAATTACCGGCAACGTTGGTCAATTTACAACAGTCTCAGGCCAATCAATTTCTGGTGCAAACATCACCGGTGTTTCTGGCGTATTCACCACCCAGTTATCCGGCGCCACAATCACAGGCAATACCATTCAAGCGACAACTGTTACCGGTATTACCGCTAACGTCACCACAGGTAACTTCCAGACGCTGACGGCTGCCACTGGAATTATCCAGTCGACACTTACGGTCACTGGCGTCAGTACGTTTGTCAGCTCAGGTCTTTTCCAGGGTAACGTCAATGTCACTGGTACGCTCAGCGGCAACACAATTACTGGTGCAACGGGAGTCTTTACATCTGTAACAGGTGTATCCGGTGTCTATACAACACAGTTATCGGGTGCCACGATTACTGGCAACGTTGGGCAATATACGTCTCTTACTGGTGTTACTGGTGTATTTACAACATCTGTTTCTGGTACCACCGTTACAGGCAATACGGGACAATTTACGACCGCAAATGCTGTCACAGGGAACTTTACGTCACTTACTGGTGTAACTACAACAGGTACCCTGGCTCGATTTACAACTGTTACTGGCATCAGCGGTGCATTTACATCGTTAACAGGACAAACAATCACAGGTGTTAGTGGTGCATTTACATCACTGACCGGCGTAACAGGCGTCTTTACCACATCGTTATCAGGCGCAACCGTAACCGGTACCACGGCTCAGTTCACAACCGTCACTGGCGTCAGTGGAGCATTTACTGTTCTTACGGGTGTGACCATAACCGGCACAACGGCAAACTTTGCATCAGGCGT